TGCTTTACATTTAGCTACGCGTCCTTGGTGCCTGTGGCGAGAATTGCACTCACAACCTTCTGGTTAAAAGCCAGATGCTCTGCTAATTGAGCTACACAAGCAAAACTTTTGGAGACCGTGAGAGGATTTGCACCTCCATAGGAGAGCTCTGCAGGCTCCCGCCTATCTGATCAGCCACACGGTCTTGGTAGCGGGCCTACGAGTTGAACGTAGTTTATTTGGTTATGAGCCAAACGAGAGCTCCGGCCCTTCCCACCCGCGTTAAATTTGGTCGCAGACCAGGAAATCGAATCCTGCTAATTGGCTTATGAAACCAACGTGGTCGCCAGACCGTCTGCGTGGCAGGGGTGAGGAGGCTCAAACTCCTACCTGCGGTTTTGGAGACCGCTGTGCTGTCGCTAACACTTCACCCCTATATTCAAAGAACAAAATGGCGGAAGGTAGTCGAGTTGAACGACTAAGCCTGTTACAGCTACTGTTTTCAAGACAGTGGGGCTCGCCAATGCCCAGACCTTCCTTAAAATGGTTCCCCAGGTGAGGTTTAAACTCACGTCTTCAGAATACGTCTGACGTTTTCCCTTAAACTACCGGGGATTGGCGGAAGGTGCGAGATTTGAACTCACATAGGTTTTACCCTAACTGGTTTAGCAAACCAGCGCAGCCAACCATATCTGCCTACCTTCCTTTTTAGTGAACTATAACCCGGATTCTGTATTTGGTAATCATCTATCTAAGCTCCCTACCCGATACTATTGACCGAGCCAGCCAGTATCCTATGTGGGATTGCTCCGTGTAGAGATTGCCCGTTTCACTCCTTATATCGTCTTCCCGTCTATTGCTAGCATAGCTGTAGGGCACGGTCTATAAGGCTCGTCTCTGTTGCTCTAATCCTCACGTAAACGTGGGTAAGGTTATTAGCCTTACTACACTGCTCTATGGAGTCCGGAGTTTCCTATGTAAACTAAAGTAAACATTTGTTCACTAAAGTAAACATCGATTACCTGTCCACTAAATCTGGCGGTCCGTACGGGCTTCGCTCCCGTGATCTCTGGATTGACAATCCAGCGCATTCGGCTGGGCTATGCTAACGAACCTTAATCAAAGAACAATATTGGTAGCCCCTACGAGAATTAAACTCGCATCATCTGGCTGAGAACCAGATATCCTCTTCAGTTAGACGAAGGGGCTTTGGTAGGGCTGAAGGGGAACGATCCCATACCTCCAGGCTGAAAACCTGATGTGCTACCACTACACCACAGCCCCTAAACACAAAAAGACCGACTTCATTTTGCCTCGCAGTCTGTCCGTCTTTACTTCGGAGTTTCTGCTTAGCTAATTGAATCGGTCTTATTTATATACGCTGGAGCAGTCTCTCCTGTCACCGGACAGAGGCCGACGGATAACGATGTCGGCTGTTTGCCGAATCGTTCCGTAAACCACATATGTTGTCTTAGTGATAGAGACATAACTACTCCTTTTACTTCTACTTATCTATGTAGTACCAAGTGTATCACAAGAATGCTATTTTGTCAACTTTTTTATTATACCACACTTTACCAAAAACGGGACATTAAAAATGGTGGAGGCGAAGAAGCCTTCAAGACTGGTCAGGTTATTCGCTCCCATCACTATTACTGCATCGGTTATAAACTCACACAAGCAACCACGCTCGTATCGAGTCCTATGCCCTGGAGTGAGTCCTCCACCTACTATATTAATACGAAAGTTCGCAAAATAATACACTTTTTTCTATTAATATTAGTGACTAAATATAAGTAGTATGAATAGATTATCCAAAAGGATAGATATGTTATTTGAATCTATTACCAAAGAGGATTGGTATAGGTATGTTAAATCTATGCCAATGCTTCAGGCCGCTGTCGAAGTATTGAACAAGCTGGACGAGGTTGGAAAGGCATATATCGTAGGTGGAGCTGTAAGGGATCTCATTACCGGTGAGAAAGAACCGGACGATATTGATATTGCCACCGACGTTCCAATAGAACAGATAGAGAAGATGTTTGATACGTTCTCAGTTGGGGAAGGTAAGAGTTTTGGAATTATCGGTGTTGAGTATAAGCAATACACCTTTGAAGTTGCTCAGTTCAGAGCAGACGGAGAGTATCTTGACGGACGAAGGCCGGAAACAGTTAAAGTTGGAGTCAGCTTCAAGCAAGACGTAGCACGTAGGGACTTCACCATCAACGCAATGGGTATAGATAGTGAAGGTAATATATACGACTATTTTGACGGTGTTAGAGATATACAGAACAAGGTATTACGCACGGTAGGGGATCCAAATAAGAGATTTTTAGAAGATTACCTGCGTATGCTACGTGCGGTTCGTTTCAGCTCAAGAATGGGATATGATATTCACCCGGATACTTATTCCGCCTTAAAGACCCACGCACCAAAGATAACCAAAATAGCTCCTGAACGCATAATGAAAGAAATCGTTAAGATGGCCGAGCAGGAGGGACCAAAGTTTGCAGGAGCTCTCCAAGTCCTTAAAGATACAGGTCTACTCCAATACATAATACCAGAAGTTATTGAGATGGAGAGGTTTGAGCATAGTCCGGACAAGCACCCAGAAGGTAGAACTGTATATGACCACGTTATAGCTGCCCTGCATCAAAACAAGATAGCAAACCCAATAATCAACCTTGCTATTCTTTTACACGACATAGGAAAACCCGCCTCCTTCAAGAAAGAGGGGGAGAAGATGACCTATATAGACCACGCAGAGAAAGGTGTCCATATCATAGAGCAGATAGCAGAAAGGCTCAAAATGGACAACGAAACTAGGGATTCCCTTATCTTTGCCTGTCTGCATCATATGAAGATCCACGACTTTTTAGATATGTCGGACAAGAAGATACTTGACCTTATTAACCACGATAAATGGGAAGTCCTAAAACAGACTGCCTACGCAGATACCGCTGCCAGAAAGCACCTATTCGACCCGGACGAATGGCGACAGATTGAGGATAAAGTAGAACAGATTAAAAAGAAGTTCAGTGGTAAGCAGGCCGTAGATAACATTAAGAAAATAGTCAACGGCAGGCTCGTTATGCAGTTAAAGGGAATACCGGAAGGCCCTGCTGTTGGGAAGTATATAAAGGCTACGGTGGATTGGATAATCAATAACAATATAAATGTAGAAGATATAGAGAAAATAAAGGAATATATAAAGAGCCTCCCTTAACTAAATACTAAGTGTATGGAAAAGCTGATTCAGAAGGTTAATTGTCTTTTTGAGCGACAGATGGACGATATAGAATCTATGTGGAAGGATTTCTCTAAGGATAAGGCCGTCCATCAGGTTAAGAAACCTACTAATCAGGAAATTACAAGACCAAAAAACACATTTGAGATATGGTTTCCAGTAGCAACGAAGGAGTATATCGGAAAGGTTCGGTCAAGGAATATTAATATGGCTTTATTCACTTTGCTTACCCACTTTCCACAAGTTAACTACAAGGGAAAGACCTATACTCCGGACAACTATACTGAACTGTATAATTTGCTTGATTCGAGCGGAGATTTTGGAGCAGCTTTAGTCCATAAAACTAAATAATAAGAAAGAGGATACTATGGATTTTTCTGGAGTAGCAAAAAGTATTAGCGAAATCGGTTTCGGCGCTGTGGCTATGGGAGCGGTGTTGTTCGCAGCTTGGAAGTTACTACAATGGGGTAAGGGAATAGTAGATAATGCTATGATTCAGTTGGAAAGAGAAAGGCAACGGTCTGCCGAGGTATACGAAAAACTATCCCACGCAATCGAAGACCACACTGCTCAAGCGAAAGAGTTTCATAGTGAAGTCAGAACTGCTCACGGATACCAGAGAGAAGAACATAATAAATTAATAGACGGTATGGCTATTATGTGTTCGGAAATTAAGAGATGTAGTGAGAATACGCAGAAAGAACACGAAAGAATGATATCCAACCTAGAAGAACAAGGTAAAACACTTTTAAGGATAAATGGTTATACACACGAAGGCCCAAGAGGTGAACGTGGTGAACGCGGAGAACGTGGAGAAAGAGGAGAATCATAATGAAAGAGATTAATCTACAAGATATGGCTAGGATGTATAAAAAGGAATTTTCGTTCCTTAATAAAGAACTATCGAGATTGGAGAAAGTAGTAGATAAGGGAGATTACAAACTTACTTCAAGGGATGAGATGATTTTAGATATAGCCCACAACCTAACAAACCCTCCCCGTACCATAACAAATTCACAACTTGCTTTTCTGTGGAATATGGATAGAAGGTCTACGAATAGGCTTACTACTGACCTTCTCACAAAGAAACTTAAAAAGAAAGCTATGCCTCATAAGGGATTAAGACCACACGGAGCCTTCTCCGATGACCCTACACACGAATACTTACCACAAGAAAAGGAACCAGATGACATAATGGAAAGCTTTTATAGGTTATCTGGGGTTCCTGTTGAGGAAATAAGTGAAGAGTCAGACAAAGATTATGCCACAGCTCGCAGGGTAGCAGACAACCACGATAAAGGCCCAGTAACGGCGGCGTCCGCCAGAGCTTGGGCTAAAGAATCCGGTGTCGGTATTGAGAATATGGATGTTGTTGTCAAACTAGCAAATGAGATACTTGGATATGAGGGGTTAGACGAATCCAAGAAGCGTAAATTCGGTGTTGCGACGTTAAAGAAAAGAGCAATATCCTTACGCAGAAAGGTTATGGATATAGTAGACCAAGTATACGAAATGGACGAACTTGAAGGTGACCATCTGAACGAGCTTCTGAACGACGAAAGTTTTCTACGTGGAGCTGCCGGAGATTATACTAGGCAAGAAACAGAGGAAGAGGAATCAGAAGAGGAATTAGACGAAGAGGGAGCAGGTGGAGCGGGTGCGGCCACGGCTGGAGTTCCCGGAGCTGCTAAACCAGGTAAAGGTTATACTATGGTCGGAGCAGGAACAGGCGGAACTGGTCCAAGTTATAAGGGAGGAGAAAAATCCAAAGCTAAATGGCCGGGGATGAAGGAAGAAGAACTTGAAGAAAAGAAATCTCCTAATTCCGGAACAATTGCTTTCCACTTTACGACTTCCGATGGAGTTCCTTATTTCGGAGAGGCCGATGTAACTATAAGCCACGATACTGACGATGCGCGTGGACCGATTACTACTGTTGAAACGGTTAGAGTAAAGTCAATAGTAGACCAACAGGGTAATCCAGTTGCGATAACAGACGAAATGAAATCGGCTGCTAAGCAGGCAGTAGGGGATATAGAGGATATCGAACTTCTCATAAGTGCTGGATACGAAGATGACGATTACTATGGTGATGATGACCTTGATGAAGAGTCCTTAACAGACCAACAATACCTTCCGAAAGAGGGAGAGCCTAGAGGTCAGGTTGCTCCTAAACCTGGTAGTTCTGGAATAAATGAAGGTGAGGAAGCTGAGGGTGTTATGAAAACTCTTGCCACAAGAAAATTGTATAAGAATAGGCCGGACGAAGATCCTGTTAAGCAATTCCAAAGGAGGGACGTTTGGATACCTAGGGAAAAGAAGTCAGACATTATTGCGAAGTTCAAAGATAAGGTCCAGACAATGCTGAAAGAGATGGAGCTGGAAGGAACTGGGGTTGAAACAGAAACCGAACCTGCTGTGAAGCCGGAAACTATACCGGGGAAGCCGGGTAAGACCGACAAACCTGTTAATCCCCTAAAACCTACTACACCTGGGATAACTCCGAAACCGAAAGCAGAAGAATCGGCTAATCCGGATGTTCAGTTGTTTTTGAAGAATAGACAAACAAAATAGGAATAATATGAGCTTATTAGAGAAATTCAATAGGGTAGTCAGAGAAGCCGATATGATTCATCCTGAGAAGAAAAGTTGGATGGAAACTGGGGACGAGGAGCTGAACAAGATACTTCCCACTTTGTCAGAAGAGGAGAAATCCTACCTAGAAACCATTACAAGTGAGAACTATAAGGAAGTAGTGGCAATGATAGAGAAGTATACCGGTAAGACGGTATCACAAGCGACCCTACCGAGTTTAGTCTATCTTTTACAGGCTTCCTTGGATAAGATTACCGAAGTAGAAACCAGCCATAAGAAGTATTTGGAGGAGCTGGCTCTAGCCGTCGTGTTCAAGATACCAGAGTTCAAAATGGTAGAAGAAGCATATATGGCGGACGAATTGAAGTTTGATATTAAGCTTGAAACTCCAGACCTATCAAGAGCATTAGAAGAAGTGCCTCCACAGGAAGAAGAAACCAACCTTACACCAGAAGAGTCTTTCAATGCAGAGCTGTTCAATAGCTTTTCTAACCTTTCGGAAGAGAAGCTGAAAAGACGTTTTGCTAATATGCTTATCTCTGGTGGGGCTATGTCGAAGTTTGAGGTATTTAAGGAAGTTGAATCTAGTCTGAACAGGATAGATCCAAACCTAACTAAATTGTATGGCATAGTATCCTCTCTTGCACAGCTGGGGTATTGGGTTACACCGTTCGGTGTAGAAGCCGGGGCTGCCGGTGCCGCTAAAACGAAAGGTGGTTCTGAGGAAGTAAAGCCGAAAGGACAAATCTATACTATTACCGCAAAGGCTGTAAACTTTCCTTTCTTGGTTCACGAAGTCATAAAGGGCATATACGAGTGGATAGCGTTAGACCCAGAACACCAAGTAGCTATGCAACACGACACCTTAGGAGCTGAAACAAAGGACATATTGAGTGGGCCCGGGGTATTCAAGACAATATCCTCATACTTCACACCAGAACAGCAGGAGTTAATGCCGGTTGTCCAGAAGGGACTACCGAAGCTTTCGGCACAGCAGATAAAGGATGTATTGGCAAAGAATGATAACGGCAAGAGAATAATGGGGTCACTTATCAAAGATGCCGAAAAGAGTGTAGGAACGTATAAGAAAGCAAAGACGGACATCTATGACACCTTTAAATGACGATATATTCAAACCGGCCGGTAAAGCCGATATACAGAAGCGTAAGGCCGAGTTTGCGCGGTCCAAAGGGGCTTGGGTAGAAACAGCTCGCAGGGAGCTTCAAGAACACGAAGGCGTTGATATAGACATTACCGAAACTGGTATGTATACCAACGGTGTGTCTATGGAATCCTATACCAAGGGGCGTTCCGGAGAAACAGAATGGATAGTTTTTGCTAATGAGGAAGCTGCCGAAATAGCGGCAATAGACCAAGTTAAGGACGATTTAGATGCACGTCCGGAGGATTTTAACGAGAGTTTCATTACCCAGTTTCTCACTATTGGTGATACAGATAGAAGGATTATAGCAGGTGAAGAAGCGGATGCAAGAATGGAAGGTATGGACGAGAGAGAAATTCTCGAGCTTACCGGTAACGAGCAGGATTACGATGAGGCCGAGGAAGTAGATAACGTAGCAGAGATGGAACGGATTTTAGACGATGCAAAAGAGCAGCTACAAGAGAAGTATTATGACGACATCTACGAACGGCTGGAAGATCCTATTCAATACTTCGTTAAAGAACTTGGAGCTTATAGTGTCCAGGATTTAATAAAAGCTAACTTTGTTCAGATTGATACAGATTCAGCGGCACAGGCAGCGATAGACGCTGACGGAGTAGCTCACTTTTTAGATAGATACGACGGAGAGGCGACTGAACTACCGTCCGGTGCGATAGCATATGGAACAAATTAAAGGGGAAATAATATGAATATAGGGGACAGGGTAAAACACATTACAGAGGGTAAACTTGGAAAGATAGTAAACGCAAGTTCGGATTGGAACTTGGTTCTTTGGGACGACGGAAACTTCGCTCCGGAAGGTAATGAAGCTTTAGAGGTAATCAAAGAGGATGTAGGCAGGATACAAGAGGAACTAGAGCTTGACCAAGATAAGATTTTAGGGATTATGAAAACAGCCGGTTGGGGTGATGCTGTTGTTAACAATATGACAGACTTTGAAGGATCCAAATGGTTCAAAAACCCACAGACTGAAGAAGAATACGCACGCCAGTTCGATATGTATATGAATGCTATGAAAGTTGGACACGTGGAAGAAGAAGTCGTTCCCGGCGTTGATCCAGCTAAAACTCCAACACTTGAAGAACCCCCTACGGCAGAGCCTTTACCTGTTCTTAAACCCCAAGACAAGATTACTATAGGTGGAATACCAACCGGCGACCAGGATGCAGGATACAACGGCAAACAGGCAGTAGTTGTTTCGGTTGACCCGGCCGGGACTACCCTTAATATCGGTGGTCAGAACGTTAAGTTCAACAAGCCTCAATATCTTAAAAAGATGGGGGAATCTGTGGCTGTTAATGAAATGACTACACTCATAAAGGAAATGAACAAAGATGCTAGTGAAATTCAAGATAAAGGGACTAACTAACGTTCCAGCTCTCCAAGAGTATATTAAAGGGAAGGCTGGCAATGGTTTTGTATATAGGAATTTAGGTAATAGGATGGAGTTGGATGTCGTAAGGATGTTTATATTTGACCTTGCGAACAAGCTTGAAGACGCACATATGGCGGGGAAGTTTGGCAGTGATTTTAGGGTAAGCAACTCTCCGTATTTTATAAACCAGACTCCTGCCTTTTGGAAATGGTTATCCGATAGGTGGAGAGATTACGTGGAGGTTGAACAAGTGAGTGAAATGAAAGATAGATTTTCCGAAGCGTTTGAATCGTCGCAGTTAAATGAGCAGGAAGTAGGTGATATCGTATGGTATCAATCTCCATCCGGCCAAAGCAGACGTGGTAGGGTAATGGAGATAAACCAGCTTGAGGGGTATATGGTAGTTTCCGATGTTATGTCCGGAACTGAATATTCAGTTGCTATCGACGATGCCAGTTCCCAAATGTCTATACGAGAAGAGGAAGAGCCTAAAGCAGAAGGAAAGAAGTCTTTTACTTCCGAAGAAGCCAAGGAGATAGGGGACAAGCTTGGCATTAAGTGGGATAAGTTCGATGTTGAGGAATTCCGAAAGGGTCTTGATATTGAGCTGGAACACGGGACTATCTCTCCTGAAACGAATATCACCGACGACGATCCTATAAAGACGGGAAAAATAACGTTAGCACATCTGAATGAGATATCCGACTACAATACCAGATTGCTAAATATGGAAAAAGAAGCGGGAAAATAATATGGCTTCAAATGAACTCATAACACCGACAAATGCTCTAACCACCCAAGACGATAGGGCTATGATAGAGCAGAAGATAACTGAGCTTGGTAATGTCATAATGGGTCGGGCTAATCAAGATAGGCAGACAGCAAAGGATATATACGATTTCATACGCAATGAGGTAGATAAGATATCAGAGGATTATGAGAGAGCAAAGCATATCTACAATTCTGCCTTCGAAGCTATACAAGGTGAGCCTAACGACCAGATACGAGGTGTAATGCTGTGTAAGTTGGGGAAACCTCCGAGAAAGCAGAACATAGTAAGCTATATAGAGCAAATGAACAAGGCAGTAGAGAACAGCATTAAGTCATCGGACAACATTGTTAACCTATTGAATACTATAACAAAGGCTAACGCAGCTCCGAAGATTAAAATAGATAAGGTTGAGGTTGACAACCGAGCCCTACTTCTTGACCAAATTATCAAGGAAGAAGAGGACAGCAAACTAAATAATAATTATAGGAGCTAAAATATATGGCAGATAAAAAGAACACACTCTCTCAAGAGTTCGATAGGATACAAGGCAAGATTGAAACTTTGTTCAGACCTATCTACGACCCAATCGACGAATTCTTCTTCAAACTCGTAGCTGAGTTTCAGAAAGCCGGAGTCGATTTCCTTGAAGTAAATCAAGGCAAGAAATCGGCAATCGCAAAGCACAGCAACTATTACGAGTATCCTGAAAGACGATACGCAGTTACTGTTAACGACAAGAACAAAGTCAAGTTCTACGAGCTTGAATATTCCAATAGCGAAGCTGGGGATAGTCCTACTGCGAAAGAGATATCGCAGAAAGAATTTGAAGATCTTACTATTCCTACCTATTTGAAACCTAATCCTTTGATGAGCAAGGAAGACCAAGAACAGGATAAGACACCGGACGAAGCCGACTATCCGGAAGGAACTAAGAAGAAAGAGGATAAGGACGCCATCAATAAAGAGAAACCGACAGAACATCCAGAAATAAAGAAAAAGACGGTTGAGTATGGTGATACACTCTCTCCAAAGAATAAGAAAGAGAAAGTCGACGAGGCAGTGAAACCGTCTTTCGCCGTCGGCCTTGATAGAGCAAAAAGACCAGCAGCCAATCAAGGCCATACAGTAGTTACTCCGGACACCTACACCGGAACTGTTGGCAACCTAGGTCCTATGGAAGAAAGTGAAGATTTAAGTGGTGGATATCAGGGGTACCAGATAAAGAGCAATCCTGAGGGATGGTATATTGAGGACGCGGGAGGAACTCCGGTTCCTAATGCCTCCGGTATAATCAACTCCGCAGTAGCAAAGGCTTGGGTTGATGCGTTAATAGCTTCTGGTAAATCCTCTCACGATTATTTGAAGAAACGGGAAACCATAGCAAGAACATCAGCAACACCAACCCCAGGATTAACAGATGGCAGACCGGGGGACTATCCAAACGATGATATGTCGGAAGATAGAGCAAGTAAGTTTGCTAAAGATAAGCAGGGCATTTCTATAACTGCTGACCAAAGAAAAGCACAAGAATTAAGGAAAAAGAAAGATGCCAAGAAAAAAGGTAAATAATAAAGAAGAACTGAACGAAGAGCTTGAGATAGAAAAGGAATTGTCTAAGGACGACCTTACTCCTATTCAAGATAAGGTTACCAAACTCTTCGATGATATTGGAACTACGGAGGAAGGCGTAGAAACTACTACTGCCTATCCAGAGGAACGTCTTGGTGAGATTTTAGAGCAATATGTAGACCCAGAAACAGATAGTATTCCGAGAGATAACTTTCCGGATTTGATAACAAGTATATTAGAGGAGTTTTCAGAATGAAAATACAAAAACTTTTAACAGAACACGCTTGGGTAGCACCGTGGGACTTTGACCTAGCGAAAACAACAATAGACCAAAAAGGTAAGGTTGATTCTATCTACCCTGAACTGAAAGGTGAAGCACAGTGTCCTTTCTGGAAAACACTTAAATCAAAGATACACGGGGAAGCCGGAGATGGTGTTAAAGTTCCTAAAAGCTTCGCGATAGAAGTTGCTAAGGAATATAAGATACCGCTTGACCCTAGCTATTCAACTCCTTGTTGCATCTGTTCCGGTAAGTCTTGCACGTTCTTTGGTGGTATCGCAGGTGGAAGGATTAGCTGTAATTTCAAGGTTGGGGCAAAACCTATAAAGAAAGCACAGGGGTTCCAGGAAGACCCTAGGAAAGGTACGACACAAGCCGAATTTGAAAGAGGACGCGAGGATAGAAAACAGTCTACTGGAAAAGGACTTCCTGGATTAGAAAAAGAAGGTAGTGTCCATCCCACTTTTAAGGATTCAAACGTTCCGGCAGAAAATTTTGGGAGAGAAAGACGTAAATGAATATAAGTGACTTCCTGAATTCACTAGAGTTTGGTAAGGAAAAACAGACCAGCTTAGACGATATCATAAAAGAATCGTATTCGTTGGCTTTTCCCTATAAGATGCAGGAAGAAACTAGCATTAAATTACTTTGTCCGAAGTGTAAGTCGGAAGTAGATTACTACGCAGATGCCACACGCGGTTGGGGACACGAAGGAGAGGAAGAAACCTCTGAATGGAAGTGTCCAAAATGTGGTGAAGTCATAAAAGGTGGTGAGTTTGAGGAAATGGACGAGGACACTCCCTTTGATAAATCTACTAGCATATGGGGAGCGCATCCTCCGAAAAGACAAACTGCCTTAGCCCCAAAAGAGAAAGTTTTTACCCCCGAAGTCCTACCAAAGCATTACCAAAAGAATAGGGATGCCTTAATGCAGGTTTTAGGAGCATTTGGTGTTCCATCAGCAACCGCTGACGAGATTATACGCAACAGTGAGAGCCCAGAAGCTAAAGAGAAGCTGAACAGGGTTATATTCAAGGTTTTAACGTTGAAATATGGACTACCTGAAACAGAAGCCCAAGAGTTCATAAAGAAGTATGGCAATGCCGATGTTGACGAGATGATAAAGGGTGTTATGAGTATCCTTGATAGGCAGGCACTACCCGGAGCTACCTCTGGAGCCCCCAGATTAGGTTATATTAGGGAATCTTTGGATAGGCTATATAGGGAGGGGTTATCTAGGGCAAAAGAGCTCTATTTGGACACCGGTAAGATAAACAAAAGGGCGTTTAACGTGCTTGTTCAGAAAGACCCCACACCTCAAAAGAAGTATATAGAGTGGATGGCTAGGACGTTCCCAAAGATGCCTTCTCTTACGAAGTATGATGTCATATCTAGATTCGACGATTTGTGCAACAAGAACCAGATAGAGGTCAAGGATATAGGCAGATATGAGAATATAGAGCAGGTAGACGATGCTGTTAGGCAGGCAGAGATAAAGTATGCCGAGAAGTCGGGGGAGGCCCAGACAAAGAGCGGCCTTTACAAAGACTTAGCAGCCATTACTGCTAAAATAAGTAAGGAAAGGGATCCAGAAAAGAGAGAAGCTTTAATGACCAAGAAGAACCAGATAGCAGGTAAGATAAATGCTATGAAAGACTTCTTGAAAGATATAAACCCGAAGGACGTTATATTCCAAAATGAGAACGTCATAGTGGTTCGTCCTCCGGACGTTGAATCAAGTTGTAAGTATGGTCGTGGAAGTAGATGGTGTACCGCCGCTATGGGGTCCAGGAACTACTTCAACAGCTATTACTTTGGTAGAGGTGTTAATCTCTACTATATTATACCTCTTATAGAGATGCACAACGATAAGTTTGACAAGATTGCTGTTGCTGTATATCCCAACGGTGAGAAAGAACTATATGATGCCCACGACGCTCGTATAGATGAGAAAGATTTTGCTAGAGTAAAAAGCACACTTGGTATTCCGTAAGAAAGTCAGGTATTAAATGGCTCGCCCAACAGATGCATTTATAAACGAAGAATTAAAGAAGTGTCGGCAGAGTTTCGCATATTTCTGCCGTACATACGTTACTATCCTACACCCAAAACGAGGGTTCATCAAGTTCGACCTATACAACTACCAAGAACGAATATTCAATGATTTCCAAAACCACAGGTTCAATATCATAAAGAAACCCAGGCAGATGGGATTATCTACGCTTGTATCGGTATATGTCTTATGGATGGCTATGTTCAATAGAGCTAAAGAGATAATGATTATCTCAATAGGAGCCAGAGAATCAAAGGAATTTTTAAAACACATAAAGACAGCACACGATAAACTACCTCAATGGTTAGGAGGAAAACTTGAACAGGATAATAAGTCTACTATGGTGTTTGACAACGATTCAAGGATACAATCTATACCATCACCGAGATACGCAGCCAGGTCTTTTGCGGCCTCCTTGCTTGTCATAGACGAAGCGGCTTTCATACAGAACATAGAATCCCTATGGACTTCCGCATTTCCTATCCTATCCACAGGCGGTAACGGCATAGTTCTCTCGACGGTAAACGGAACCTTCGGAACCGGCCAATGGTTCTATGATAAGTGGAACGAAGCTAAGCTTAAAAAGAACAATTTTAATCCAGTTGACCTTGTATACACAGAACACCCTGAATATTGCCTACCCGGCTGGGCCGAAGCGCAGAGAAAGGACTTAGGAGAGCTAAAGTTCGCACAAGAAGTATTAGGTGACTTCTTAGGAGGCACCAATACCTTTATCCCAAGAGAAATTATCAATAGGTATCTTGACATAGAGGGAAATGGGGAACACAAGCTTACGAAAGATCCTATAGAGCAACGATATCAAGGACAGTTGTGGATATGGGAGAAGCCGGATCCGGAGACTTTCTATGTCATCGGTGCCGATGCTGGGAAAGAAGGAAGTGGAAAGTCTAATTCTGCATTTCACGTAATTAACGTCGCAACTGGGATGCAGGTAGCCGAATATTGTGGAAAAGTAGATACCATAACCTACGCTAAATATCTTCACGATGTCGGTAAGGAATACGGTGGAGCATTTATAGTATTAGAGATAAACAATATGGGGCTAGCAGTAATGAATGAGTTATACCTTAACCAAAGGTATCCCAACGTCTACTTCAGAAGGACAGGATCTCCGGGGTGGGATACCACTGTAAGGACTCGTCCTTTTATCATACAAGCAATAGAGCAGATATTCACAAAAGAACTGTTAAAGGTGTTCAGCATAAGGACTATAAACGAGCTCCAGACCTTCGTGGCAGACGTAGAAACTGGTAAGATATCCAAGCAGAAAGGGTCTACCGACGACTTGCTTATATCATTGGGATTGACGTTCTTAGGAATTCAATCTGCCGTTATGACTAATCCAGCTATGGCAAGTCTATATGGTAAACTGCGTGAGGAATCGCTGTTAGACGTTAACCAGTTTGTAGAGCTTAAAGAGGACTTTGGGGTGTTACAAAAGGGACTACGTGGAGTTATAACCGGTAATTCTGCCGACAAGAATACAGCTTTCATAAGCTTCCAAAACTTAGGTGTGTATGCCGTTCCTAAAATTAAGTTGCAACCATTAAAGGGGTTCAATGAATATGACATTATTCGATGGGCTTTGAAAGAGGATCCCTATACTGTTAAGGTTAAACATCAAGAGGGAGTAGAAACCACAGAGGATATAAGGTGGCTCCTAGGATAATACTAAATATATGTATATGACCCTGAATGAGACTCTATATAAGATAGACAAGATATTTGAACAGACTACTCCGTTGGCTACGGTTCCTACCGAACCTATTGCGAGTACTATGATGTCGCACGTTGTTAGTAAGATAATGCCATTATGGGATATCGACTCACGTTTCAATAAGTATAAGAAAGTTTCTAAAGACGACCTTCTTAGGACCGTGGGAACAAATTATAATAAGCTGGTACATAATGCCAAGAACATACAACCGAAAGTAAATATGCTAAAGGCAAATCTTCTCCCACCAGACCTCAAAGAAATGAACGTGGGGGATAAAGTAGCGGCAATCGCAATTGAGGCTTGTCCTCCGGAATCTAATGTGGATCCTATAAAGGCATCCAATGCTATTAAAGAGATTATGCTAAATGCGATAGATATAGGAACAAGCCCTAAGTATAGGAATAAGAATGATAGAGATAAGTGTCAAATATTAATGGCTAAGGTGGATGAGATAGTGCATCGTCATACTCTCACGCCGGACCAAGGTAATGCTATTATAAAGATGATATGGGATGACGATGGCGGATTTTCTGGCGCGTTAGAGAATATATCAAAGTGGTGGAATGAGCATAATGCTAAAAAACCTGGGGGAGGACCGGTATAAAAATGGCTACAGAAGACTTGATTTTTAAAGATAATGCGGATTTCGTGGATAAGATTCAGAAGCCTCAAGAAGAGAAGTTCTTCAAGAAACAAACTGTCTTTACCAAGATAAAGAACTACTTCAAAAGGCAGGAGATCCAGACACAGGATTCCCTTGATTCTAACCTGAAAGTTGCTACCAAAGACTCTCTTTGGTATTACTCACAGTTAGGTTGGGCGTGGGCTTGGTATGAAAAGAACATAGCCAAGATGTCCATAGACAGGCGTAGGCGCTATGAGGAATACAACCTTATGGACCAAGACGCTATGATTTCTGGTTCTTTGGACGTATATGCCGACGAATGTTGTTCTATGAGCATAGAAGAAGGTAAGACCATAAAGATAGAGTCTGAAAACGATAAGGTTACAGAGGAAATAAGAGACCTTTTCGACGAAACCCTCCAGTTAGAAGACCAGGTATGGGGATTATCCAGAGATCTAATCAAGTTCGGTGATTCTCCATTTGAAATAGTTATGAACGAATCAGAGGACGGTATAGCAAAGCTCATACCGATACCTCTGGATGGTTTCTATCGTATTGAGGAAGATAGGACACTTAAAAGATTTGAATTTAGATTACAAGAATCCCTTACCGATGCTACAGCTAACCTAGACGCACAAGGAGTTCCGCAGACCCTACAAAAGATAGAATATGAGCCTTATCAGGTCTGCCATTTTACGTTAAAGACCAATGACCCAAGGCTATCCCCATATGGACTATCTATCCTTGAAGGTGCTAGGAAGACGTGGAAACAGCTTAAGATAATGGAAGAATCACTCATTATTAACCGATTAACGAGGGCTCCTGAACGCAGGGTGTTCTATATAGACGTAGGCAATATGGGTCCTGCCGAAGTTAAGACCTTCATCAACCAGATTAAGCAGGACTACGCAAAAAGGCAGTTCTACAACCCAGTATCGGGTGAAATAGACCAAATGGCATCACCTCTCGCACAGCAAGAGGACTTCTATATACCTACAAGGGAAAGCACAACTGGACAACGTGGTACAAGGATAGAAACACTTCCGGGGTGGACTACTGGCCTTGACCAGATAGCAGATATCAACTTCTTTAGGGATAAGATTATGGCTTCCTTAAAGATACCGCCTGCCTATCTTGGTAGGCTTACCGGAACACCGGACGGTTCTCCAAACGTAGATATGACCAAAGCAGGTCTATCTGTATTGGATAAACGTTTTGGTAGGACTATTATGAGGATACAGAAGGCTATCGTATCCCAGCTATACAAAATTGCTTATATACAGCTGTATCTGAAAGGTTATTCTGCCGAGGATATAAAGTCATTAAAGGTAACTATGACCATACCTTCAAATATAGATGAACTTACGAAGCTTGAGCTTATTAACGCTAGGTTGAATGCGTTGAACGTTGCGAAAGGTATCAATAGTATCGACGGCCAGCAATTACTTTCAGACGAATATGTATTAAAGAATATACTTCGTATGGAAGAGGATGAGATAGCAGAAATGAGAGAGCAGAGGATGCAAGAGATGCCAGCTGCCGGCGCTCCGGAAGAAGCTCCTGGTGGTGGCGGCGGGGGAGCCCCTACTGGCGGAATAGAAGGTGAGTTCGCATCATTCGCTAAGGGTAAAGAAGGCGAGGAAGCTAAACCAGGTGAGGAACCGAAGCCGGGAGAAGAGCCGAAGCCGGGAGAGGAAGTTCCTCCTGAGGAAGGCGAAGAAGAGGAACCTGCCGAAAGGCCGGAAGAAATGAGAGAAAGCAAACTTCGTAAAAAGCATATCACTAAATATATTATGAGTAGCAGTCACTTTGATTACCTATTATACGAAGGACAATTTAAAGGTCTTATCGAGAACGGTAATAACAAAGGTAAAGAGGAGAAATTAATCACGTAGAGGTGGAGGATATATGAAAAACCTAAAATACGAGGACTTAGTACAGCTCGAGCAGAGCTTCTTGAAACCGACCTTAGAAAAGGTCAGGAAAGCAATACAAACAATTTTTGAAGGTAAAACAACCAGACTTGTTGGTTCCGATTTCGACAAGAATATTGTATTCTTCGTCGACAAAGACCTTAAAACAGCGAAGTTTGAAGTGAATGAGGATAAGGTCAAAATCCATTCTGTAGACGAGGTGTCTGTAGATTCTGAAACCTTTGGACTTAAGTTTCAATCATTAATGTCCGAGGCTATTGACCTGCTTTCCGAGAATAAAGAAGCCGATTCCAAGAGCAAGTTTAACGATGCTATTGAAGTCCTCCGTAGGGAGTTGTCCGGTGACAAGACTACTATTTTCGACAAACGTCCTCCACTTTGCGAGAATAAGGTTGCTGTCAGAAAGATAAAGTTAGTTAAAGAAAATAAGAAACAGGCTATCAAAGACCTTTCCAAAAATCTTTCCGATATTATGGAAAGCTACTATGGCAAAGACGTTATTAAAGATACTTACTTTGAAGTTTCTCTAAATGAAGGCAAATCCAATGAAGTTAGGAAATACGAAAAGGAGCCTTCACTTCTTAGGAAAGTGGACTTAGCTAAGAAGTCAGCAAAAATAGTTGATATGAAGCCTATATTTGAGAACGTCCAGAAGTGGATATCCGAGAATGAGGAAGTATTCTTCCTTACCTCCGATAAGTTCAAAGAAAGGCTGGTTGAGGCTTCCAAGACAAACGTATCAGCAACGAAAGACAAGATCAACGAAGCTGTTAAGACCTTTATGAAGCTGAGATCTGAGAACGAGGGATTCAAGAAAATCGCAGACCAGATCCTTAAAGAACAGACAGACGAAGCTCCAGGTGGGAATACTGAAACTGAAATCGGTGATGATAGAGCAACAGAGCCGGAAAGAGACGAACTTGATGATAAGGTCGTTTCGGACGTTGATAGGAAGTCAGAGGAAGACAAGCTTGGATTTATGAGACAGTTTGTCGATATCCTTGAAAAGCTGTTGAACAAGATTAAAGAAGTATCAGATGAAGAGGAAGTTCAGCGTAGAGTTGACTTCGCAGTTGATACCATTAACAAAGCAAAGGAAGAGAATAGGTGGGATAAGGACGAGCTGGCCGAGATAGCAAAAGAAGCTATTGAATTGGCAGCCAAGGTCGAGGGTATTGAACCTGTTGACACCGAGCTATCCAAGAGAGCCGAAGAAGAGGAAGAGGCGGGAGAAATGGGTAAAGAAACCATTTCTGGTGAGGAAGGAATTCCAGGCGGCGAAGAGGTCGGTATGGAGCCGGAAATCGGTGGAGAGGAAGAAATTCCTGGTGAAGAGGAAGAAGAGCCCATATTTAAGCCTCGTAAGAAAGGTCTAAGAGGCAGGGAAGAAGAAATTGCCGAGGAAGCTATTATTTCCCCGGACGGTGATATAACCTACGGTGATGAGGAAGGTTTTGGTGGTGAGCCCCAAGCACCAGAAATGGAAAAGCTTACTTGCTTTAATTGTGAGAAGGACTTTTCGGTTGAGCCGGATGGAGCACCCTCTTACAAGTGTCCTTATTGCGGTGAAGCCGTAGAGGGTCTTGGTGGTGAGGAAGCCCCAGTTGATATAGATAAAGAGCTTGCGCCGGTAACGGAAGATGACGGTATGGGTAATGCCGACCAATCTTCAGTTAACACGGTTAATGAGAAAGAGGAAACTGAAGAGGACGAGGAAGAAGAAACCGAGGAAGAACTTGACGAAGCTAAAATGTCAACTAATCCTGCTGTTGGTAAGATAGAGAGCGTCGGCGGAACAGAACTGGCTGACAGCGGTACGAAGATGTCCAACAAACCTAACATTCAGAAGAAGCTGATGAAGAACGTTGAAGGTTCAACAGAGGGTATTATAGACAAGAGCGGTGAAAAGATGTCTACTAATCCGGAGAAGGGAACGCAGAAAGTAGTTGATGGCACGAAGCTCCCGGACGGTGGAAAGAAGATGTCAAAGACACCGAATAAAGGCACAATGAAGTATGCCGGTGGTACGAAGCTTCCGGATAGTGGAAAGAAGATGTCAAAGAACCCCGATATACAAAAGAAGTTGATGAAGAACGTTGAGGGGTCTACCGGTGAGATATCAGACAGCGGTGAGAAGATGACTACGTTCCCGGCTATCGGAGCAATTAAGACATTAAAAGAGCAGACACAGAGTTTCCCGTCTACACAAAAGAAGCTTATGAAACCTGCGGCCGGAACAAAGATAACGGAAAAGAAAGAGGAAGAAGAGGAAGGCCAGGAGCAGCTCGACGAGAAGTATATGGGTTTCAAGAAGCTCGTTAAATCTCTGAAATCTAAGGGAATCAAAGGTGAGAAGAAAGAGGAAGATGACGAGGAGATGGATGATGAGGAAATGAACGAAGCTTATCAGGTATTCTTGAAAGAGGGTGCCGAAGCTTTGGCTGCTTGGATAGGCAGAAAGAAATACGGCAAAGAGAAGTTCCAACAGATGTCTAAAGCTGGTAAGGGTGAAGAAGGTGCGGAAGTAGAGGAAAGTGGCCCAGCACTTGCAGATGACGATGAAGAGATGGAAACACCCGGCGAGGTCGGTGGAGAAGAAATTGTTGGAACAGAGGTTGGAACTGATGAAGTTCCTGCTGAAACCGATGATATGACTCCTTCGGATGTTGAGCCGGTTGGATCGGTAGCTCCAGAAGCTGATATAGCTCCAATTGATACCGAAGTCGGTCCCCCCGAAGCTGATATAGCTCCGGCTCCAGAAGCTGGTATAGCCCCAGAAGTTGATATAGCAGTTGGTGGGGCCGAGGTTGACGTAGTAGTTGATAGTGGTTCGCAGACTTCCGGTAAACTTCCGGACACTGGTGAGCAAATGTCAACTAATCCTCCGGTTGGAGAAATTGAAACTGTTGGTGAAACTGGCGAAGCTATTCCTCCAGTAGTGAGATATGGAGACGAGGATGCCAATACGAAGCCAGGAGAAGGCCAGGCTTTTGAGGAAGAAGGTGCGGAGGAAAGCGAGGAAGGTGAGGAAGAAGAGGAATACACAGAAGAGGAACTGGTGGAAGCTTGGAATGATATGAACTCCGATAAGAAGTTCCTTAGAGAGTGCAGAGCCCATAAGAAAATGAACGAAGTAGCTCCTCCGGGCTGGGAAGGCACCGTAAAGGCAATGAAGAAGCATAAAGATATAACTAACCCTTGGGCCCTCGCGTGGCATATGAAAGGTAAGGGTATGAAATCACATAAGAACGAGTGTATGAAGAAGCCGTTCAAGAAAGCTATGAGAAAATCAATGAAGTCAGTTGAAGAGATAGAAGAGGCAAGAGCGAAGCTTCAGCAGATGCAGGAAAAGGTAGAGAAGGAACAGAACACTCCACACTGTTCGTCTTGTAAGAAGGAGACGGCAGACCTTTACGAAGATCCTAAGACTTGGGGAGCGATATCTAGCAAAGGTCAAGAATACCTTTGTTTAGAGTGTATGAGAAGGGACTTCCCTTATATGGTAAAGGATGCTGAGGAAGTAGAGGAAACCGAGAATACAGAAGCTAACGTGGAAGAAGCTTCCTATTTACCGAAGGACGCCGATGTTCTTGGAACGTATGGTAGCAAGTCTAACCCGGAAAGAAAGTATTACATAGTAAAGGGTAAGGACGGTGTTACCTATTGTACGTGTCCTGCTTGGAAGTTCAGCAAAGACCAACCGAAGTGCTGTAAGCATTTGCAAGACTTCACCGGCGGTGGTTCTGGCAGGGTTACGGATGAGAACAACGAGGAATTCATCAGAGAGATGAACTCCCCGGCGATAGACCCGTTTGAGGAAGAAACAGAGGAATTGTCAGAGGACGATAAGCCTTACACAGAAGGTCCCGGAGCAAAGGCAGCTGGAACAGCTCTACCAGATAAGGCTAAACCTTTTACAGTGAAACCTGTAAGAAAGATAACCGAAGACGATAAGCCTTATACGGAAGGTCCTGGCAGAAAGGCAGCTGGAACAGCTCTACATAAGAAGGCTAAACCTTTCACAGTGAAACCTACGAAAAAGGTGAACGAGGACTAGAAGTGTTGCAGATACAGGATGATATATTCAAACCGGCCTCTACTAAGGATTTGGAGACCAGGACAGCGGAGTATTATAAGACACCAGAAGCCATAGAGTTAAAGAGGGCTCTGGACTTATCTAAGGAAGCAGTAGAGCAGTATAATTATATATTTGAAGAAGAGTTTTCTGCCGGACACGCGCGGGATAGCAAGAATACGGTAGAGTTCAATATAAAGATGGGCCGTGTAGACATACCGCAAGAAGTTCTTGATAAGGCAGAGAAACTTGGAGTTACCGAGCAACTTGACCATTACTTTTGGGAGGAGTTGCCACAGCAGTTAGAGTTCTTTATAGAGTGGATAAAAGAGGATTTTCCGTTCGTTCTGGACTACTTCCAAGAAGGAAGGTCCGGCGGATGGCTTCTGCTGAAGTTGGATCCGATAAGCGGTATTGAGGATTTAGAGTACATAGAGAACGATTACGTTAACCTAAACCTTAATCCGGGAGAGATTAGACCGGCAATAAAGCAGGTTAAACAGACAACAAGACAGATAGAGAACAGGATAAGAGATATATACAAGATTGCGAAACGTGTAGAAAAGAGCAAGAAGTCATTAGAGAAAGAAATGTCCTCCCCGGAATACTGGGAGAGATTTTTTGAAGTATACGCAGACGAAGCGGATGAGGAAGAAAAGATATGAACAATTTACTCTTAGAGCAGGTAATTTTTGAATATAAGGTCATAAAGGAACAGAACCAGCCAAAGAAGCTTCGTGGTCTATTTCAGAAAGCAAACGTAAAGAACGAGAACGGAAGAGTTTACAACAAAGAGGTTCTTGCTAGGGAATGCACCAAGCTTGCAGAAGCTGTAAAGAACCGTTCCCTGGTAGGGCAACTAGACCATCCACAGACAGCTACAATCGAATATGCAAAAGCAAGCCATCTTATAACCGGAGTTCAATGCAACGAAAGCGACATATACGGAGAACTTGAACTACTTAATACACCTTGTGGAAAAATCGTAGAATCACTCGTCGACGCAAACGTTAAAATAGGAATCTCAAGCCGAGGCTTGGGGACAACTCGCAAAGAAATGGACGAAAGTGGAAACGAGATCCAGGTGGTCAATGACGATTTTCAGCTGATTACGTGGGACGTAGTGGCTGAGCCGTCAACACCCGGAGCATACCTACAATTATCAGAAAGTACGTTAAAACGCATATTTAGTCACGACACAAAACCAGCTAATTTCAAGCACGAAGTATTCAAAATAGTCGACGAGTTTCTACGAAATAAGAAATAATATCATAACCCCAACAGACACCGCTATTTACAAAAATAGCGGTGTTTTTACGCTAAAAACCAACCTGGATTTAAAAAAACACTAAATATATAGTGTATAAGCAATAAAAAGGTAAATTGTCATCGGTTTACTTTGTGTATTAATAGGTAGGCAGTGAGGAGGGAACTAGATGAAAGAAAAATTATTGGGTATCCTTAAAGATGCGAAGATTGAAGACTCCGCTGCTAAGCAGATTGCCGAGGGTGTAATGGAAGCTATGGAAGCTCACCTTAAGACACTCAACGAAGCTCGTGAGAAAGAAGAGAACGAGGCTGTTGAGTTAATTAGGGTAAAGGTTGCTGATTTAAAAGACAAAGCCGCCAAATCCCACAAGGCTCTCTACGAAGCGAAGGAAGACTTCAAGAAACGTTTTGAGGAAGCTCGAACAGGCGTTAAAAAGCTAATCGAGGAAGATTACAAAGCTCACAAAGCCGAACTCTCACAGAAGACCAAACTTTTTGTGGAATCGAAGTGGAAAGAGATTGAGAACTTGGTAAAAGAACAAGTTGAAAAAGAAACGAAAGCAAACGTAAAGCCTATTTCTGAAGCCAAAGTAGAAACTAAAGTAGAAACCAAAATCATAAAAGACGAAACCGAAATCAAAAAACTCAACGAAAGCATCGCACTGAAAGACAAATCTATTAAAACACTTACAGACGAAAATGCGACATTGAAGACCAAAGTTGCTGAGTTAGAGAAGGTATCGAAGACACCTCTCAAAGAGCAAGTGAACGAATCAAAAATCGGTAAGATTCTACCTACCGGTGAGGATAAAAAAGAGACAGTAGATGGATTCTTAGGCGAAATAGTTCGCTTAGCATATCATAATAGCAAGGTCCAATAGGAGGATTTGAGAAATGTCCGATACGTATAAAGATTTCATTAAGCAGAATGCCGAAAGACTTATGGTCGAAGGCAAGAAATATGTCGAAAAATACAAACCGCTTCTTGAAGGTATCAATGATGATTATAGCAAGGTAGCAACTGCTATACTTATGGAGAACGAAGTCCAGTTCGCAGATAGGCTGTTGACAGAAAGCACAACTTCTGGCAGCTCAATCGGCACCGCTGGTCAGTTCATAAAGTACGCATTACCGATCATACGCAGGGTGTTCCCGAACCTTATAGCTAACAAGCTCGTAGGTGTTCAGCCCCTTATGCAGCCTGTCGGATTTATCTTCTATCTGAGGTATAAATTCGAGCAGACTCGTGGTACGGCCGCAGCTGGAACGCAGCTTAACCTGTTGCAGACAGCTGGTCTAACCGGAACGACTCCTTACAATGCAGCTGAACCGTATAGGAACTTCCCGGTCAACCCATACTACGCAAAACAGATCGTCAATAACCATATGATAGTTACCGCAGCTGGCAATAGAGAAGCCGGTGTGGTAGCGGACGCTGCGGCTGCTGATTACTACTCAGCTGGCCCAACTAACGTTGGTGATGGCGTAACTGGAACGACAGACAGAGCATTACCGCTTCAGACTTCAGCCCCCTCAGCATCAACACCGTTCAGGGTAAGGATTCTGGAAGGTAATACAGCACTAGCAGACTTCAATAGAACAGTTACGGTTTACCTGTGGACCGGCGCAGCTCTCACAATCGAGAGTGGTGCAGCTTCGTCCTTGACAGTAAACTCAGTAGCATACAACCCAGCAACAAGAGTTGCCACAATCAATATGACTTCTACTTGCGCGACCGATAAGGTTAGCAGGACAGCGGTTATGGAGTTCGTGTACAACCTTGAAGCCAATGCCGACATATCAGAACTGAAGATCACTATCGACAAAGACACGGTTGAAGCAAAGACCCGTAAATTGAAAACGGTGTGGACCCCTGAATCAGCTCAGGACTTTAAGAGCTATCACGGCATAGATATTGAGGCCGAACTGACTGCGTTAATGAGTCAGGAAATAGCACTTGAAGTGGACAGGGAAATTCTCTCTGACCTCGTAATTCTTGGAGCTCAGGTTACTCACTATTTCGACCAGGGTGCAGCTACCAATTACAACTATCTTGATAGACACGTTGCTTTGATGCAGAGAATTTTGCTTGAAAGCAATAAAGATCGGAAGAGCACACGTCTGAACTCCAGTCA